GACAAAGATTACAGCCCGGAGGCGCAATCGTTATTGTGATGACGAGGTGGAATAAAAAAGATCTCACGGGTCGGTTAACTAGAAAAATGGCTCAGGATGAAGGGGCAGATCAATGGAAAATTATAGAATTTCCTGCAGTTCTACCTTCAGGGAATCCGCTTTGGAAAGAATATTGGAAGTTAGAAGAACTTGAAAGTATTAAAGCTTCAGTTAGTCCTTCTAAATGGGCTGCGCAGTATATGCAAAGGCCGACAGGTGAGGGTATTTCAATTATCCCTAAAGATTGGTTTAAGATCTGGGAGGAAAACAAACCGCCTAAATGTGATTACATTATCCAATCTTATGATACGGCTTTTTTAAAGTCAGAAAGGGCTGACTTTACTGCGGTAACAACGTGGGGAGTTTTTTATCCCGAAGGGAAAATTGGGGAAGACTTATACCAAGGGGATGATGCGCATCTAATTTTGATAGATTGTATAAAAGAGCGTTTCGATTTCCCTGAATTAAAGCATGAAGCTTTACGTTTGTATGAGTATTGGAACCCGGATACTGTAATTGTTGAGGCTAAAGCTAGTGGGCTTCCTTTAGTACAAGAATTACGCAGAGTAGGTATTCCTGTTAACACTTTTTCTCCGGGAAAAGGTCAAGATAAGATTGCTAGGTTAAATTCTGTGTCTCCTATTTTTCAGGATGGACGAGTTTGGGTTCCTGATAATCGTTTCGGTGAGGAATTAATGGAAGAAGTTTCAGATTTTCCAGGAGGCGAGAACGATGATCTTGTTGATGCTACAACTTTAGCCTTAGCCCGGTTTAGGGAAGGTGGTTTTTTACAACTAACCAGTGACTATTTTGAAGAGGAAAGGCATTATGGAGGCCAGAGAGTTTATTATTAATGAAAATCAGACTATGATTTGGCGATATGGCTATTGAAAGACAACTAATTTCTGCAGTTCCTAATTCCCAAGAAGCAATTGAACTAGAAATTATACAACAACCGGAGGAAGAAACTGAGCTTTTTCTTCAACCCGATGGTTCAATTATTCGCGGCAGTGATTTTTCTAATGAAGAGGTTTCTAAGTTTGGAGAAAACTTAGCAGAAACTTTAGATGACCGAGAATTAAACACAATTTCTACAGAATTAGTGGGCTCCTACGAAGATGACCTAGAGTCTAGGAACGATTGGTTTCAAACATACACAGAAGGGTTAGATTTATTAGGAATTAACTCTGATTCTAGGTCACAGCCTTTTGTTGGAGCTTCAGGAGTTCACCATCCGATACTCGCAGAAGCAGTAACACAGTTTCAAGCGCAAGCTTATAAGGAAATGTTACCCGCTGGTGGTCCTGTAGATACGGAAGTTTTAGGAATGACCGATAACGCTAAGTTAGCAAAAGCGAATCGTGTTAAAAACTTCATGAATTACCAAATAACGTATAAAATGGAAGAATATGACCCAGAAATGGATCAATTATTGTTTTATTTACCGTTATCTGGTTCAGCCTTTAAAAAAGTTTACTACGATCCTTCAGTTGGACGTGCGGTAGCGCGTTTTGTTAAGTCAGAAGATTTAGTTGTTCCTTATTATGCAGTTGATTTACTGACGTCTCCCCGGATTACTCACGTAATTCATATGAATGAAAACGAATTACGTAAGTTACAGCTTTCTGGTTTCTATAAAGACATGGAAATGTCGTCTCCGGGGGGAGTACAGGACACAACTGACGTTGATGATAAAATAGATGAGCTACAAGGGCTTACTAGAACCATTAGTGATGAGGAATATACGTTATTAGAGATGCATGTTGGTTTAGATTTAGAAGGATACCAAGATACAGACCAAAACGGGGAAGAAACAGGCGTAGCGTTGCCTTATATTGTAACTATTTGCAAAGATAACAACAAAATTCTTGCAATTAGGCCAAATTACAACGAAAAAGACCCTATGAAGAAGAAAATTGAGCATTTTACTCATTATAAGTTTCTTCCGGGACTAGGTTTTTACGGTTTTGGGCTAATTCATATGATGGGCGGCTTAACTAAGTCAGTTACAGCGATTTTACGCCAATTAATAGACGCAGGGACACTTTCTAACCTTCCAGCAGGGTTTAAATCACGTGGATTGAATATTCAGCGTCATGATGACCCATTACAGCCCGGAGAATGGCGAGATGTTGATGCTCCGGGAGGAAGATTACAAGATGCGTTTTTGCCTTTACCTTACAAAGAGCCAAGCAACACTTTAACGTCTTTATTAGGCGCATTGGTTGATTCAGGCAAAAGATTTGCAGCTACTGTAGAAGATCCTACAGGAGACGGTAATTCACAAGCTCCTGTTGGTACAACGGTGGCTTTAATGGAAAAAGGGCAGCGAGTTATGTCTGCAATCCATAAAAGGTTGCATTATGCCCAAAGAACCGAGTTTAAGATTTTAAAAAGGGTTTTTGGTGAATTTTTACCTCCTGAGTACCCTTATCAAGTGCAAGGGGCGTCAGAAAACGTTTTTAAACAGGATTTTGATAATTCTGTCGATGTTGTACCGGTAAGTGACCCAAATATCTTCAGTATGACTCAAAGAATAACTTTAGCTCAAACACAACTACAAATGGCGCAAGCAGCGCCTCAGTTACATGATTTAAAAGAGTCTTACCGTAAAATGTATCTAGCCTTAAATATAAAGGATATCGATGCAATATTACCTCCAGAACAGGAGGTTCCGCCACGGGATCCTATCAGTGACCAACAGGCAGCTATGACAGGCAAGCCAATAAAGGCTTATCCGTTTCAAAACCATGAAGCGTATATTACAGCCCATGGTGCTTTTATGCAGAACCCAATGGTACAGAAAAACCCTATTGCTATGCAATCTATAGGCGCAAATATTCAAGAGCATGAGTCGATGTTGTATCGACAACAGATAGAGCAGGCGATGGGACAACAGCTTCCAGCTATGGAAGATGGACAAATGCCTCCAGAGGTTATGAATCAAATCGCTATGATGGCAGCACAAGCAACACAACAAGTTACGGGTCAGGCTCAGGCAATGGCAAAAGCTCAGGCGATGGCACAACAAGACCCACAACGTGAAATGTTCGAGAAGCAACTACAACTTGAAAAAGAACAGTTGATGCAGAAAGAGCAAGAAGATTTGCGGGATAAAGAAGTTGAAATGGTTAAAGCTGAACTAGACGCGACGATTAAGCGAGAAAAAATTGAAGCGGATGCTAGAAAAGAAGACACCAGAGCAGCTATTGATTTACAAGAACTAGAGCAAAAAACTAAAGTAGATGCAGACAAAGCCTATACTGAATTAGTTAAGACAGTTCGAGATACTCGAAAACAAAACGGAGATAACTGATGCGTGATTATTTCGATGGTATGAAAAAATATCCGTCACCCTCTAAAAAGGTGAACAGACCTGAGCCTAGTGAACCAGCAATAGTTGATAACACTAGAACACAGTCTGTTACTGCAGGTGAAGTGAATACGGATGAAAAAGGTAACGTAGTTGGTCAAGAAGCTAAAGTGAAAGCAGCTTACGGACAAACTAAAGGACTTCTTTGGTATAATTACATTAAATAGATGGATTATATCTTAGCAGCGGAGCATTTGCTCCGTAAATATCGTGAGAGAAAAGAAGCTCTTACGCAAACATTAGCTTCTGGAAGTATTGAAAATTTTGAACAATACCAAAGGATAGTTGGTGAAATAGCAGGTTTGAATTTTGCTGAATTAGAAATTCAAACTTTACATTCTAATATGGAGAATGCAAATGACTAGTGATGTCGCAAAAACTATTCCAGACCGAGTCATGAATTTCGGTAGTAGTGACGCTGTTCCTGTGGAACAATCAGAAGACGTTATTACCCCTGATAATTTAGAGTCTCATGCAGAATCGTTACCACGTCCAACGGGGTATCGTATTTTAATATTACCTTTTTCACAGTCTGCGGTAACTAAAGGAGGCATACACTTAGCTAAAGCAACGCTTGATAAAGAAAGACTTGCAACTGTTGTTGGCTATGTTGTTGGTTTGGGTCCAAATGCCTACGGTGACCCAAATAAGTTTCCTGAAGGACCGTGGTGTAAAGAAGGTGATTGGGTGATTTTTGGTAGATATGCTGGAGCTCGTTTTCAGATAGAAGGTGGCGATATGCGTCTTTTAAATGATGATGAGATTTTAGCTACCATAGAAGATCCCGAAGCAATTTTATCATAATACTCTTGAGGAAAACTCATGCAAGACAATAACGCAGAAAATATAGAGCTAGAACTAGAGCTCCCAGAAGGGGAGGTCGATATACATGAAGCAGATGTAGATGACTCAATAAAAGACCAACCCGTAGCAGCACAACAAGAAAAAGAGCCTGAGAAGGATGAGCTAGATGATGTAAGTGCTTCCGTACAGAAACGTATTGATAAGCTTACTTACAAAATGCGTGAAGCAGAACGACAGCGGGATGAAGCAGTTAATTATGCTAAAAACGTTAATAACACAGCAACTCAGTTAAAAGAGAAATTAAAAAATTCAGATTCTTCTCTTTTCAAAGAGTACGATAACAGAGTACAATCTGAAATCGAAAGAGCAAAGACACTTTTAAAAGATGCTCAAAACTCTGGTGATGGAGGAGCAATTGCTGATGCGACTGAAAAACTTTCTAGGGTAAGTGCTGAAGCAGAAAACCTTAGAAGACTAACGGCTCAGCAACAAATTAGAGAAAGGGACACTTCAAAAGAAGTTCCTGTACAGGAGCAACCTAATTTACAATATCAAAGCAGACAGACCGATCCTAAAGCAGAGGAATGGGCTAAAAATAATGTATGGTTCGGAACGGATCAAGCAATGACGTTTGCAGCATTTGGTATACATAAAGAATTAGTTGAAAATGGGGTAGATCCAACCTCAGATACTTATTATATCGAAGTGGATAAAAGAATGAAAGATAATTTTCCACACAAGTTTTCTCAAGAGCAATCTGCCCCCGTACAACAGGTTGCTGCCTCCAGCAGAGGTGCTGGAGGTAAAAAAGGAGTACGCAAAATAAAATTGACACCTAGTCAGGTAGCGATAGCTAAACGATTAGACGTGCCACTTGAAGAATATGCTAAGCATATAGAAGGAGTATAAAATGACTGACAATAATAGAACAAAGGATGTCGGTACTGATCGTCACTCACGATCTGCAGAGACACGAGACTCTCAAACTCGCAGAACGCCTTGGAAGCCCCCTTCAATGTTAGATGCGCCAGAGGCTCCTCCTGGATATCAATTCAGGTGGATCCGTGAATCAACTAGAGGAGAGAATGATAAATCTAATATGTCTAAACGTATTAGGGAAGGATATGAACCTGTGAGAGCAGAAGATTATCCTGATTTTGAAGCTCCGACAGTAGATAGTGGAAACCTTGAAGGAGTAATTGGGGTTGGAGGCTTAATTCTCGCTAAAGTACCCGTTGAAACCGCACAAGAACGAAAAGAGTATTTTGAAGCTGAAGCAAAATCAGCTATGAACGGTGTAGACCATAACTATATGCGAGAGAGCGACGCTAGAATGCCTATAAAAGATAGTGATATCCAAAGGACTTCTAAAGTTGCTTTCGGTAGTAAACCTACCGGCAAAGGGAATTAAGAATAACTTGTATTAAGTAAGAGGAAACACTAATGGCTAATACAAATAAACCTGATGGTTTTACTCCTGCATATCACATGTACGGTGGTGTTATTCGTCCTGCTAAAATGAGAATCGCAAGTGCAACTAACGCATCAATCTTTTCAGGTGATGTCGTTAATCTATCTAGTGGTTATGTCATTCAAGGCACGGCGACTGGCACTCCTGTAGGTGTGTTTTATGGAGTATATTATACTGCGACTGATGGCACCCCAACTTTCTCGAAAGTTTGGACTGCTGATACCGCAACACAAGGGAGCGCCGATGCAGAAGCTCTCGTTTACAATGATCCTGGGATCGTTTACGAGGCTCAATTTACAGCAGGAACCCCTGCCGTAAGTTTTATCGGTTCTAAATATACTCTTTCAACGACTGCCGGTAGTACAACTAACGGTAGATCGAAGGAAGGGGCAACAGCAACTACTTCAAGTGGTGTAGCGTTATGTGTAGGATTCGCCTCGCAACCAAGCAATTCAATAGGTGCTTATGCGAGAGGACTCTTCACATTCCCAACTAACACCTTTGCAGTCTAATTTAAGGAGCATAAATAATGGCGATTAATAGAGCCCAACTAGTTAAAGAACTAGTCCCTGGACTCCATGCTCTTTTTGGATTAGAGTATGAGAGGTACAATAACGAGCACGAAGACATCTTTGACACCGAAAGTTCTGAACGTGCTTTCGAAGAGGAAGTGATGTTGACTGGCTTTGGTGAGGCGCCAACAAAAGGTGAGGGAGCAGCTGTCGTTTATGACACAGCTCAGGAGTCTTGGACGGCACGCTTTACACACGAAACGATTGCACTTGCGTTTGCGTTGACAGAAGAAGCGATTGAGGATAATCTCTACGATACGCTTTCTTCTCGTTACACAAGAGCACTAGCGCGATCAATGCAGCAAACTAAACAAGTGAAAGCAGCTAACGTGTTGAACAATGCGTTTAGTTCTTCATATGTTGGTGGTGATGGAAAAGAGCTTTGTGCTACAGACCATCCGACTGTTGCTAACGTGGATCTGAAGAATGAGCTTTCTACCGCAGCTGACCTAAATGAAACTTCTCTTGAACAGGCATTAATTGATATTGCTGCCTTTAAAGATGAGCGAAATTTGAAGGTTAATGCACAAGCAAAGAAATTAATAATTCCACCTGCTTTGCAGTTTACAGCGGATAGGCTCATGGAAACTCCTGGAAGGGTCGCTACGTCTGACAATGATATTAACGCAATTAGAAATATGGGAATGGTCTCAGAAGGCTATGTTGTTAATCATTATCTGACAGATACTGATGCTTTCTTTATCAAAACTGACGTACCTAATGGACTTAAACACTTCGTTAGAACGCCTGTATCTACTAGCATGGAAGGTGACTTTGAAACTGGAAATGTTCGATACAAAGCCAGAGAACGTTACAGTTTTGGGTGGAGTGACTGGCGTGGTATTTTCGGTTCACCCGGCGCCTAAGTAACAAAGGAAGGCGGTCTGTTTTTTTAACTTAATAATAAAATGCCTGTTAATTAACTCTAGATCGCTTTCCTTTTTTTCCTGATAGACACAAAGGGAGCTTCGGCTCCCTTTCCTTTAATACAAGAATAAGATACAATCGAAAAACCTAGGAGTTTATTAATTGTTCTATCAACTGACCTAGCAGACAAGCCACGATGATAGAACTTATTTCCGCAGGAGGAAATTATGGCAAATTCAACCTTTAATGGACCAGTCAGGTCCGAAAATGGGTTTAAAACTATTGATGTAACAGCGGCTACCGGAGCGGTTACTGACGGTTTAGTAATTAACGCAGACGGTAATATATACACCGATGATGGTGGTCATATTCAATACGCAGCAGCAACGGGATATGGTCCTGCTGATCTTATTATAGGTAAAGGTGGTAGCCAGTACGGTACTGCAAATCCTTATGCAGAAAGCTCTACGCAGCTGTTTCCTTTAGGTAGCACTCTGATTTACGGAAATAATGTTTATCGTTATGTAGAGATTGGTGGAACCGCTGTTACTGCAGGTAAACTACTGCAGCACGCAGCAGTAGTTTCTGACCACGCCAATATGACTGCAACAGCAGCCGTAGCTGCAGGCGAAACTGCAATTTCTGTTGAAACAGGGGGTACAGACATTACCTTGAACCAGTATGCTGACGGCTATCTTTGGGTGAATGATGTAAATGGTGAAGGACAAAACCTTAGAGTTAAGTCTAATCCCGCGCACGACCACTCAGCAGATCCTTCTATAGTAATTACTTGCTATGACGCTCTGGCAACAGCTTTAACCACTAGTTCACAGCTATCTTTAATAGAAAATCCAAACACCAACTTGATTGTTGCTCCGGCAACAGAAACGGGTGCTTTGATGGGCGCTACTGTTATTGACATGACTGCTGACTATTATGGTTGGGCGGTTATTAAAGGGCCAGCAGCTTTATTAACTGTAGGAACTTTAGTTGTAGGAAATGCAGCAGTTCGTTCAGGGGGTACAGCAGGTGGAGTAGCTCCGGCAACAGATAATGTATTGCAGGAAGTAGGCGATGTGATGGCAGTATCCGCAACCACCGAGTATTCATTGATTAATATGAATCTAGGCTAGGAGTAAATTATGGCAGACGCAGTTACCAGTCAGAAAATTATCGATGATGACAAAAAGCTGGTCT